GGCAAAATCCTGAGCAACTTTTTGTTGCTCAGGTACTTAAAAAGTTATATTTGTAATAGTGTTGCGGAATTAAGGAAATATTATTTAACAATACAAAAATCAATAAAAATACTTATATTGTTCTTATACACAATGGTTATTCCTATAAATTATATATTTATCCAAATTTTATTCATAAAATATTGCATATTCCCAAAATATTTATCATATTTGCAGCGTTCAACATATATACACAAATGCGGGTCTTGAACTTGCATATAGCATGCAGGTTATTTTTATGACCTAGATTAAGATATTAGATGCTATCGTACCCCCGTGTGAAGTATTAATGTACTCACAGCATTTGTGTAATGTGTTGAACAGCGGGACAGGCGATAGCATTTTTTTTATTTAAATTGTTATGTTCAACAATTACACAACTCAAATCTTCCAATATAACGGAAGTCCTGTTTCTTTTCAGAAAGGAAATAGCGTCATGATAAATGCCACACAGATGGCTAAACCATTTGGAAAAAGACCGAACGATTATTTATCATTACCATCTACAAATGAATTGCTTAGGGCAATTACAAGAAAATTATGTATTTCTGATAATCAATTAGTTATAACAAAAGCAGGTTCTCCTCAAAATGGAGGTGGAACATGGATGCACGAAGATGTCGCCTTAGACTTCGCTCAATGGTTATCTGTTGATTTTCGATTATGGGTAAACGACCGTATCAAGGAACTACTCACCACTGGTGTAACCACAGTTTCTAACGATGATGAAGCTATTGTATATGCAATGTCCGTACTCCAAAAGAGATTGGAGCAAGCAAAGGCTGAAAAAGCTATGCTTGAAGCCGACAACCAACAAAAGGATGCCAAAATCGCAAAGCTCCAACCCAAAGCCGACTTTGCGGATGCAGCCTTTATCACAGACGACAAAGTTGATATCGGAATGGCTGCCAAAATCCTAAAGCTGGGATTCGGGCGCAATACCCTGTTCCAAAAGCTAAGGCAGGTAGGCGTATTCTTCTCTAACCGGAACGAGCCGAAGCAACGGTTTGTCAATGCCGGGTATTTCGAGATGAAGGAAAAATTCATCGAGCGTAATAACCATCCGGGGTTCGTTGTCACGAAGATACTTGTCACTCAAAAAGGTTTGGCTTATATCAATCACCTGTTTGGAGGAAGTCCATCTGACGGGAAGATAGTGGTTATAGAATAACTGTATATACATACCAAATTAAAAGGTACGATATAAGGCGTACAGCCAAAACTTTAACTTATTGTGAAGTAAAAGCAAATGATAAAAGACTAATGATTGATTGAATATGAAAGACATAAACACGATACTAAACGAAATGCTTTTAACGTCCCAAAGGGACAAGAAGGCGATGGAGCGATTCAACCGGCAATCCTTGAAAATGGAGAGGCTTATCGACGAGCTGGAGAGGGCTTGCGGATTTAGCGGCACCAAGCCCAAGCCACATATGACCGTGTCGGTATACAACAACGGGAGGTCAAAGCCGGGAAGATTCGACCTCCGATCTTTAAATACGCATCTTTTAGCGCAATAGGACGAAGAGCCGTCTAGCCAATAAGGGCCGGACGGCTCTTCGCTTATCCCCTTGACGTTGGGTCAGGTTCCTCGAACTTAACGGATAGCCTACTATTCAACCTGTTCCGATCCAATGCGAAACTTGATGATCTCTTATGGACAAGGGTAAATGTCATATCAAGATCCGGAACACGCAATACGACCTTGCCTTGTTGAAGGACAGCCACGAACGCCTTATAATTCAGCATATATTCCTCTTGCGTATCCCCGTGTATGTTGAACGTAAGGGTAAGATCCCGGCTAGCCACCTTGGGATTATTGAACACGACCCTCTTCCCGTTTTCCAACCGGCTCTCGTTCTCTATGAAATCCTTGTTTCCCGCTGGGGTTAGCAAGGTCTGGATAAAACCCTCTCCCATGGCGACACGATACGTGCCCCATGCGTCATTCCCGTTAATATATAGATCCCCTAACATAATATCCTTGCCGTTCCGTCGTTAATAATCTCCACCTCGCATCCCCCGATATTGACAAGCAATATCACGGAGTAGTTCCCGGCCTCTATCTTGGCCTTGCCCCCGTGCATCAAGATCACCTTATGCACCCTCGTGTTATCGTCATAACTCAAATACGCCACGGTATTACCTATCACACCTACGTTTGTTTTATTGTGAAGCTCTATTAGATCACGATCCACGTATATCCCGTAGGGAGCTATGTTTTTAGCCATGCCTCTAAATAAATCCAACGAAGGATAATTATTCTCCTCGCAAAACTCCCGCCCTTGCGGGGAAAAAAACAGCCAACATAGGCTCTTCCAGTCAGTGGCCTTGCCTGATTCACTGCAAGCCCCTATTTTTATAGCTTTCCTTGTTACATCTCTTACTTCCATATCAAACTATTTTAGTATATTAGCGTATTATTTAATTCAATTAATCATGGACACAATTTTAGTTTTTCAATTTGGTGATCAATCTGTCGAAAAAGAGTACAGCACGACTAGATTTATGGCATATACGAAAAATGGTGCTATTTTTCATTTTAAAAATCAAGAATATGTCTTGTCTTCAATAGACCATTTCTTTAATGAAAATGGTATACATGAAAAGACTGTACTTTCTTTCGATAAAAAGTGACAATATACAGAAGGATTGGTATATTTAAGGCGCCAATCCTTCTGTGTTCTTTTTAACTACAGCTATATCAGATTTTATATCTTTCAAATATTTTGCGCTAATGGCGGTATTATCATTGATCTGCTGTAACTCTATATAGATACTGGCGATCATCGTCCTAGTCTCATCCGCCACGTCATACAACGAGGATATCTTTACAGATATCACGTCCATACTGGCCTTTATATACAAGAGGCTCAAGAATTGCTCGGAGCCTTGCAAGAACAACAGTATCTCCTCCCCTGTCATTTGCAGGGCGGTGAAACGGCCATTTAACTCATCGGCGCTATCTTGAGACATCTTCTCGAAACCTCCGGATGTAGCGGTCTGCTCATATTTATCATTTTTATCCTCTTGGAAATACTTGCTTGACGTGTCGAAGACCTTCTGGGCCTCAGCGTCCATTTTTTCCTTCAACTTGTTCAACTCCGCTTCTTCCCAAGGCGAAACGATACCATCGGACATATAATCGGCCAGTTTCTTCATGAATTCCTCTACGGAAGGGGATAATTTATCCTTCAAGAATCCAATGATAGCCGTCTTGATCAAATTTTGGACAATCTTAGTCGAAGCCTCTGCCGCATCAGTTCCTGTAGCCCACGCCTCCGAATACGCTTGGGCGAACTCGTCAATAGCGGACATGACATCAGTTCCTGTTATAGCCTCTATCGCTTTTTCTTTATTGTCTTCAAGTTTGAGATTTATATCATCCAATTGTTTCTCCCATTCTTTTATACGCTCTTCATCCGTTTTTTTCTTATCCTTTTCCTCTAGGATTTGTTGCTGAATCATCAACTTCTGTTGTTTAAGGAGCTCGTCTTGTTGGTTGATCAGTTTTGCCGCACTTGTAGAATAAGCCTTTTCTATGGAACGGCCTAGCTTCTCGTACGAGGCATCCAACACATCGATCTGGTCTTGTAATCTCTGTATACGTTTCTCGTTCTTTTTGTCATGGATCTTAGCGATAGAGGACGCTAGAGAGGTCACTACCCCAATAGCAGCACCAGCGGCGGTTCCTATAGGGCCAAATAAAGACGCAGCTTTTTCTCCTATAACACCCAGTTTTTTTCCTATAGAAGCAGCTAGCTCACCAAACTTTTCCCCAGAAATAGCCCCCTCCATTCCTGATGATATAGAATCAAATATAGTCTCAAACCCATCCGCAACTTCTTCAATAGCATTTATATCAATAGACTCGCTTAGTTTTCGAAATGAAGTAGACAAGAATTGAACAGAGGTCATAACTTCATTTACACCCTCATTAATGAGCTGTAATGATTCCGTCAGTTTTTTGGGGTCGTTACCAGCGGCAAAGAATCGCCTCACTCCTTCTGTCACCTTGTCAAAAGCGGGTCGCAACTCATCGACCTTCTCGTTGGTGCTCTCAACGCTTTTCCCTGCCCTATCCATTATTTCAGGCATATCAGACCAAAGATCGAATTGTTCCTGCGTTATGCCTAATCCCTTGCCTTTTGATTCATCCCATTCTCCGGACTTAAGAAACTCCAAGGCCTCTTTTCCCTTGGTGGATATCTCTATCAACTCCTTTAGAGTCTTGTCCTTCATGTCTCCAAAAAGAGCGATTATGGCATTGGCGGTATTGCCACTTTTTATCTCAAGGTCGGAAAGCTGCTTATCCCATTCCTTCCCGAGTATCAATTTCTCCCCCTCGGTCTCGGCAAACGCTATTTTTTGCCCGTATTCGGCGGCGAGTGCCATTTTTTTGTCTTGATAAGAGCCATATTCCTTAAGATAATCATTCATGGCTTTACGTTGAGCCTCGATCTGCTCGTTCTCTACTTCTTGCGTGGACCGCATACGGGTAGCCTGAGCCTGCGTAATGGCTGTTTTTATTTCAACCGTTTGTTCTTGCGTGAGTTTTCCCCCTTGAGCCTCACGCCACTCTTTCTCCCTCTTACGGATAGCCTCTATTTCACGATCGTAATCATATTCTATTTGGGCGATACGCTTATCGGAGCCTTCTTCCATAAGATTTATCCTAGATTGCTGGTTCTTATTTTGAAGATCAAGTAATTGCTGATTAACACGCTCTTGTATTTCTTTTTGTTTTTCAGCCTCTTTCTTTTGTTTTTCTACTTGTTCTTTATTTATCGAAGCTTTATTAAACGCAATATACTCGTCTCTAAGCTTCTCTAAGGCAGAACCTCCTATATTCGCCGCATCAGCAGCATCTATCAACTGGCCTTTTGCCTCATTTAAACGTCTGTTATACTCATCTTGGGTTATAGCGGAAAGAGACAACTTCTTATTCAATTCATCCTGCTCCTTAATAAAATCTTGATAAGCTTGTATATCTGTGAGCAAAAGATCCACATGCGTCTCAACCGGCTCATTAAGCTTGCTTATTTGTTGTAAAAGCTGTGTATTGGATTGCTCTAATTGCTCTGAAACAGACTTACTTTCCTTTAATAAGGAGCGCCAATATTTAACTTGTCCATATTTATTGTTAGGATCTTCAAGGTATTTTGTGAACTCTGATGTATTTTCTTTTGGCATCAAAGCCAATAACTTGTTTATTTCTTTCTGATATCTTAATTGCTTGGCGATCTCCTCATTATACAATTTAGCACCTTCCTCTAGCTCTTTTTGGTAAGCCGTAGATATCGCCTTGTTCTTCATTGATTTAACCAGAGCCTCATAGCTATCTCCTACTTTACCTAACAATATTGCCTCTTTGGAAAGATATCCAAGATATTCCGGATAAAGCTCTTGCATCTTTTTTGCCGCTTTTACTCTAGCCTCATATGATCTAGCTGAGTCCGTAGCAATAGTATACAAGATTTTTAACTGTGTAGATTCCTTAAATATTCCATCTATGGATTCTTTCTGAGCTTCATTTAATCTCTTTTGCTGATCCGTTAAATAAGACAATGCCTTACCTCCTCTTAGAAGACTCTTCGTCCATTCGATAATATCCTTCCCATAGACAGATAAAAGCGTTATCGCCGCAACCAAGGCCGTTTGCCAACTGAAAATAGATGTTATCAACTGCTTCCAGACAGGAGCCACTTTTGCCACGTCATTATTTCCTGCCGCTACAGCCATCTTGAACGCCTTATACTCCGCAGCGGCTTTCTTCAGCTCATCGGCAAGCATCGGCAAGTTATTGGATATAGCCAAAAAGAATGTATTCCAGCCAACAGCAAGGGAAGGCAACTCCCTTGCGACCTGTTGAACCGACACGCTCAATCCGTTCCAACTACTGGCGTAATTGCCGACGTTCCGTTGATATCGTCCGGTAGCTTGCTCCGCCGAACTAATCTCCGTATTCAAGGCCTGTATCTGTTTTTGCAGGTTAGTCCCTACGGTCGTTTTCCTATCCGTAGCGGAAAGGCGGTCATACTCGGCATTAAGCAACGACAATTGCTTTCTCAACGCTACAAGGGAATCCGAGGCGGCTCCCTCGATCTTGATATTGTCCGAATATTCCTTCCTTAGCCTCTTCAGGGCCTCGTTCTCTAAAGCGTGCTGCCGGGTCTTCTCCTTCAGGTCGGTTAATATATTAGATCCCTTCTGGGAATTTTTATCCGCATCCGAGAGAGACAAGTAAGACTTATTGAGTTTTTTGATCTCGTCACTTAGGCCTTTAACCTTTAGTTGTTGCTCGACAAACACATCGGTAGCGTTATTCAATTCTTCTGTTATCTGACGAGCCCCATCAATAATACCATTAGAGACCTTAAGCTGCTCTATTACCCTTTGATAATTCTGCATCTGCTGCTCATAGTCCTTTAGTTTCCGTGTCGCCTCCTCGTATTTCCGGTTTAAATCGTCAAATCCCTTGGTATCTGTAGATACATCGAAATCCTTCAAGGCGGATTTCAACTCCTCCACCTCCTTTCGAAGATTTATAAGTTTCTGTAGATCGGCATCGACCTCGAAGTTTAGTTTAGCCATTAATCACCCTCCTTTTCCTTTCGCTTCAACAAATCACGCCCGGTTCTCTCCACGATCAAATCACCGGAAACGCTATGCAATATATCCTTCTGCATGATCAGAAGGTTTCGATATGGTATTTTATAAACCACGTCCTCATAAGACAATCCCAACGATTCCATGAACGTGGCCACTTGTCCTAGCATGGTCTCATTACCTGTCACTTTGGTGTCGCCGCCATTCTTGCCACGCTCTCGGCTAAGGCGGCACAGACGAAAAAATCCTCCGCGGATATGAATTTAACGACAGTCTCCAACGCCTCCCTTAGCTCATGGAGGGTAGCCCCATCGATCTCCTTGTACATATCAGCGCTTCCTAAAACGAACACAGACAATCCCTTTAATATATTTTCCAGATCGTTCCTCACCTTTTCAAGATCCTCCTTGCCCGATGTTGTCTTATCAATAAGAGATAGGTATTGTATACCTTTGCAAATCGTCGCTATTGTAGGAGGACTTACTTTATACGCCTTCCCCCCTAGGACCACGACCTTGAAATCCTCACCTAGGACAGCGTCAGCCACTAAACTAGCACCCTTGTTCATGTCACGTAAAAAAATTAGAATTAAACAAAAACGGGGACGAACGGAAAATACCGCCGTCCCCGTTCCTATAAGACATATTACATTCAATCCTTCAAGGATTTTCCTTCCACGTCAAACCAATACTCTGAAGCTATTGTCGTGGATGATTTCAGCGGGGTGGCGGACATCGACAAACCAACGGCCCCATCCGTGGAAGCCCCACGACCCACAAGATTCGCCTTAGGGAAAATGATAGCCACGTCATCATTGGTAATAGCGACGATACATTTATATCGTTGCTCGCCGGCGTTGCCACGTTCCCATCCCTTATCCGTATCCAAGGGTTTACCGCCCATAAGCTCGGCCTTGGTAGCGAAGTCATATGCCCCGATCACCCAATTCAAGCTCTGTGATCCTGCCTCAAACGATGACCGATATGTCTGGCCGGTCAACTCATCCTTGAATTCTGTTAACGTACCGTCCTCCTCGGTATATTCATAAGTCCCTTGATGGACGATTTGAACATCCTTGAAAGCCGTAAATAACGTCTCCAAGCTCTCGTATGTGGGTGCAGCAACTAGAGGCTCCCCATAAAGTATCCTTTTTACGCCTATAGCAGAAATTGTTCTTCCCATATTACAATACTATTACATTTAAAACTTTAAATAATACTCTCACATTAACGTAGTGACATTTAAGATCCCTGTTAACCTCAATTCTAGTAGTGTCTACCTCGTAGGTATAAGGAGTGCCATCAAACACCGAGGTGTCCTTGAACACCTCCATGGACATACGTTCCAGCTTATTCATCCTGTCCAAATCAGGCGTTCCTTTCTCGTCCAGATCAGGGACGGCTATATTGACATGAACGAATCCCACCTTCCATGTAATTCCCGGCTCCGAGGAATTCGAGTGTACGGTAACCCTCTCCTCCTCAAGCTTACCTGTAGGCGTATCATCCTCCTTGTACACCCCGGTAACACCAAGTTCCAAGGCTTTCTTATATAAGATTGTCTGTATGTCCGTGCTTACTATCATTGTAACATAGCTATTACTTTAGCCTCGGCAGTATCTATCACGTTTAGCTTATGGATATCATTCACATAGCTAGCGTAATCCATTCCCGCCACGACAATCAATGTCACTCCCTTTGTATGCTTAGAAGCCAGATCCCTAGCGTAACTAAGCCCTTGCCTGCCCCCCTCACTTCCATCCCCGGACTTCCCTTTAGCCCAGAACTGGACCGTCTTTTGGGATCTGGTCGTGAAAAAAACCTTCTCATAATTTTCCCCACGTCCATCTATCCTCTTAAACCCGCCTTCCTTTACGATCTTACCGTCCATTGATATGACATATCCCAATGAACTCCTCAAGTTCCCGGTAATATCGTTATATTTACCTTCTTGAACGGCGGTCTCATAAGCGGATTGCCCTAGTTGGGCAAGAAAGGCAAACACCTCACGATAGGCCTCCAAGATGAAATCATCCACATCGGACAAATCATAACTTAACTTTATTATTCCAGCCATATTTGCCCGTAATTTAGATAATCCGTGAGCATCGGGTTGATAACAACGCCACTACCACGGATACTACCATCTTGGTTCAATACTCTCACGATATCCCCGGCATCAATCTTGATCTTATCTGTCACGACACGATATTTGTAATCAAAGGCTACGCCATTTACCGTATATACCCGATCGGCGCTCTTATCATAGCATTTACATCGTCCCAGTCTCTCCCATAACTCACCACCAGTCCCGGGAACAGGATTGCCATTGTCATCGTGATCATATTCCTTGACAACCTTTCGTTCTAATATGTGAGGAGCGTAATACATATCAATAATCCGTATAAGATGAGACTACCCCAAGACCGGAAGACACATCCGGGCTAACACCGTTCCGTTCGCACAGGAACAAATAATACCGCCGGAGGCCGTCCTTGTCCCAAGAGACAGAGAAGCCGCTCTCATTGACGCTATCAGGGCGCAATAGCAGCGACGGGATGATCTCTATCATCCCTGTCTCTACCTTGCCTATGGATTCACTAGACATCTCATCGTCCGGGGATAGCCCCGATTTGATACTGAAATCCAGCATATCCGCCTCGGATAGATCTCCATAAGCCGAGAATTTCTGCCCTATGTAGTCTCTTATCGTCATGCCTCCACCGTCAATGAGTAAATGCCATTAATCTCGGTAAGGACCGGCAAGGATAGCGATTGAGCCTTGGTAAACTCTACGCCATTGGAATTGTCCGTCTCGCCCTTGCCCCATTGAGAGATACGAATCCGGCCATAATTAGAGTAAGTAACGCCCGGTTCCTGTCTCAACTCATTATCGGCATAAGCGTTCTTGATGACACCTAATTTACCTGCCGGGACAAAGACGATATTCTTGTCGTTCCAAGGCTTGTACTCGGATAGCTTGCCGTTGTCTTGGATACGGGTGATACGTCTCACTGTCTCTATGACAGGAAGGTCATTAGAGCGTAGGAACTCATTCAAACCGGACATCAAAAGAGGAGTGCCGGATTTGTCGGTCCCAAAAATGACCTGTTTCATCTTCCTGCTCTTAAGCAAATAAGACAATCTGGCCGGAGACATCAATATCTTATCAAACGTTACCTTGTCTTGGGCCGCATCCACGACACCTTGGATATCCTCGAAAGGATCGACGTTGTTCTTATTGGTATCCGTCCAGTCAAGGGTAACGCTAGCGATATTCTCGGGCGGCATCTTGTAATCAATAATACCACGTACCCCTCCTTCAGGGTTATTATTGGCATTAAAGGTAAATACCCCCTTGTTGGACAAGGCACCCAAGAAAATAATATCTAGCTTAGATTGCACGGATTTGACAACGGTAGACACGTTATTCCACATCAGATTAATGAGCTGCTGTGTCTTCTGGTCATCCGTCAACATCCTAGAGTCTAGGATCTGCAAGACCTTGCGATACTCCTCGATCGGCATTGAGTAACTCATCTGGTGGGTAAGGACCTTTTGCTTCAAGGTCTCAAGCCCCTCCGTACCCAAGATCGGTTCCTTTCCCTTGGAATCAAGGGTAGCCGCCGCAACGCTCAAGTTATATTGCCCGATCAGCTCCTCAAAATTAAGGCCGATAGTCGGGACATCCCAATCAAGATAACGCTCGTAGATATTCTGGTCAAACAAGCGCTTGCGAAGCTCCGTGGCAGCGTCAATACGAATCTGAACCTCTTTTGTCAGTTCGCCAAAAATAGAACTATAAACATCCATCGTTCACCTCCTTACTGTCTAATATACTTAATAGTGGGATTATTCTTCATGCTGAATCCCGTCAACCATGAGGAAGGGACTGGATAAGCCACATCCTTAAGGATAAGGACCTCATATCCCGCCGATACCGTCTGGAAAGACATATTCTTCGTATAGACAAACGTTGTCTCAACCACAGCGTCAGGCTCATCCGTTCCCACGGCAAGAATCGCCCCTTCTGTAGCAGACTCTACAGCGGCAGCCAATGTAACCACGTCATAATCAGAGTTGCTTGAATCTACGGAACTCACGTTCTGCCCACCAATAGAATCTCCCTTGGCGACAAAGCTATCTTTCCCTATACGTGGCTTAGTGGTCGTTCCTCCGGCTAATACCTTAACGGCCTTACAGATCTTGCACTCCATGCTATCAAAGTCCAGCTTGATAGGAGTGCCTTTTCGCACGATTGTCCCTTCCGCCAACTCAGTGGTTAATTTGAAATCTCCGGGAAGGGGAGAGCATTCTCCGCGCCAAAAGACGGGGAACGATCCTTTAATCTTTGTTTTGTCAAATTCGATACCCATAATCTTTTACTTTAATTAGCGTCCGGCAATGATTTGGCCCAATCCTTAGCGAGCTCCTTGCTCTTTTCCTTGGACGTAGAGACAGAGAACGCCGAACCTTTTTCCTCTAATCCCTTTGCGACCTCATTTTGTCTCACCTTGGAGAGATAAGTATCAATCGCGTTATCGTCCATATCGTCCGTTATAGCGAAGCCCTCCTCTATCCGTTCCTTTGAGATCTTAAGGCTCTTGGCCTTGTCAAGGATCAGATTGTGTCTTTCAGCACGTGCTTTCTCCTCCTTAGCTTTATCATTCTCGGAGGTCAAGAGCCGGATTTTCTCGTCCTGCTCCTCACGATACTTCTTGAACCAATCCGGCTCCTCGTTTTTATCTGGTTGCTGTTGCTGGCCGCCCCCCTTGCCTCTCAACTCTTCCAATTCCTTCTTGTAATTTGCGCTTTCAGTTCGCACCTTATCCAAGGAACTCTGGTAAGATTTTAACATTGATTCTTGCCCTGCTACCGCAGTTTCAAGATTATCGTCCGTAATCAGGCCAGTGGACCCCAATGATTCTGCCACGGACCTCAAAACATCCTCCGTTAACCCAAGATTTGAATACTTCTGTTTTAACTGCTGGAAAATCTTCTCTTTCATGCTATTACTTTTATTTTTCGCATAAAAGTATTGATACATAAGCTTGTAATAAAATAAAAACGGGTTATATACATGACAATAGACCGATTGTCACAAAAACAATAGGGCATGGCTATAAAATAACCACGCCCATTAAATTTAATGATATCAAGGTATGACTTAATCCATCCTTATTATTGAGAGGAATCATCCGAAGCTTTAAGATTCTTGTCCTTCTCATTACGTTGCGTCTTTTCCCGCTTCTCCTCTAATATCCGTCGAATCTCCTCCTCCGGCTTGTCTGTCAAGGACAGCATATCTACCGCCGTTTGAAGAGACACCAATCCTGACTCATAGAGTTTCGCTATCATATCTATTCTCTTATCCTTATCCTCGGCGAAAGGCTCGGAGAACTCATGTTGCAGGTCGAGCCTGCTTAACTCCTCTCTCATGCCGATATGAGTGACGTTCATCATGATAGCCAATATAAGATTCTTCTCACGGTCTATCAATATATCATATATCTCTTTCAAGTTGTCCCTTTTCATATATCCAAGCGCCAAGGCCCTTTTCAATGCCTCCCCGGATAATGTCCCAAGCCCCTTCATATTCTCGTAACTGAAATCCGGGGTGAACGTATCGAATAGTATACTTGATGACAGGTCTTTTTTCTCCGCCTCTTTCATCGTGGAATAATCGGGCGGAACGAGATACTCGGCAGCGCTTTTGTCCTTATCGGACATGGTGATAACCTCTCCTACCATATTAGATCCTCCCCCTACTATGCTCTGAATGACATCAGCGGTTAATTTCAATTTTGGATCGGAGAAATAATTATTGGAATCCGCCGCCTTGCTATCAACCGCCTCCTCTCTGTCTATACGCTTTTGAACCCCATACCATGCCTTGTTTTGACAATAGTAGATAACATTTATTTTACCCGAAGGATTAGGCAATGGCGTAACATCCCATCCTATATCCGCTCTCTTGCATCTATAGATGTATTCCGGGGTCTCTATATCAAAATGCTCTACGGACTTATCGCCCTCAAGCAACGTATATCCATAACCAAAAGCTATCATGTTATCCCATTGATCAAATAAAGGCCGCAATGTATATCCTTTTGACTTGGATATAACCTTAACCTTTACTTGGGGCATACCATTTTCCCTGTATATATGATAAACCTTAGCGCTCTCCGTCTCCGCCCCAGCCAAACGCTTGGCCTCCCGGATTGTCGTGTTGAATCGAGTATCACGGAGAAAATCACCGAATGCCCTGAAAGCCTTATCCGTATCATCCGATACAGCTTTCCACAAGATAGGCTGCCCGAGGAGAAAAAACAACTCGACCTCATTTATATACGCTTGCCTTCCTCTTGGCAATTTCTCCGTAATATACGGTTCTTGATTTTTCCTGTGCTTATTAGGACGTTTATTAACCTCATGGGATTCCGGGTTATACTCCAAGATCGCTTGGGAAACATCCCTGTCCCGGCATTGCATCATTGACATGGCCCGGCTTATATCCCTATCCTTGATAAGGCTGACAAAGTCCCTCTCCACTCCCAACGAGTTCAATATCTTGTTTTGGAAAACCTGAAATATAGCGTCTATGTAATTCATGTTAAAATCCTAACTCCTCCTTCGAGTACAGTCTTGTTGTTAATACTTTTCCTAGAAGCTTGCCTATCGTCCAATAACGTGCCCCATCGATAAGATGGTTATACCCGTCAATAGGCTCATTGATAAATTTACCGTCCTTGTTTTGGGCGTATACATAGTTCCTAAGCTCTTTTATCAAGTTTAAAGATCTCTTGGTGACACAAATCTTATACTCCATCATCTTGATAATACCTCCCATAACAGATCCCTTGTACTTGTCCGCAGGGTATATGATTATCCCCGCATTTGATATTTCTTGTATAAGCCTTGGATCGGCGCTGTCAGCGTAAACCACCAAGCCTAGGTCTTTCAATACCTTAATAATCTCCTTGGTTAACATATGGGTACGGTAACATTTCTCGTCAAGATATAACCTATCATCAACCAATCCGCATCTAACTATAGCGGTAGGGTCATAGCTATATCCAAAGTCAAGCCCTAACGCCACATGCTTGGCATAGGAAGGGAACTCGTCCACGATCTCGAAATCAGGGAACACCAACCCTTCGGCCATCGCCCGCTGCCCTAACCCATAAACCGCCCAAAGCACCTTATTCTTATTCTTCAACGACTCTATCTCATCGATGATTGTTTGCTCTAAAAAAGGATTGTCCTTATAAGTGGATATAAAATGATACGTCCTAGGGTCATTGTTCAGATCGCAAATCCAGTGCTCGTCACTGAACGACGGGTTATAATCAATGACAGAGAAAAGAGTGGTACGCATCACCAGTTGCTGCCACTCAAGATAAGATATCTCATTTCCCTCGTTACAATAAAGTATATCACGTTTCCTTCCTCTTATCTTCTGCTCATCATCCGTGGAAAAGAACTCCACGAATGATCCATTTGGGAACGAGTAAACCATCTCCGACTTGTTCATACACCTATTATCCCATATACGGAACTTATCGATCATGATTTCCTTGAAATCCCGGAAGACAGATCCTTTCAGCGCCGGCAATGTCTTCCTCACGATAGATAGAGACAGCTTAGGGTTATGAAGGATATACGCTATAAGGAATATCAATATGTTATAAGTCTTACTGCTCCTTGAAGATCCTTGGGCAGATATGATCTTATAACCGCCATCCAAAGCACCCTGTACCTCCGTATATATCCTAGTCGTCTGTATCACCATTGATAACGTCCTCCCTCTTGTCAATAACCTGAATAGTTATGGATTTATCCTCGCCATCTATATTGACCTCCGATTTGACAGGCGCATCCCATCCCATCATCTTCGAAAGGCGATCCAAAGCGTCTATCTTGGAATACATCTTTACCTCAAAGCCCTTATCCGTACTTTTGACCGATTGGATAGCTAATTGGAAAGACAAAGGCAGTTTAGACAAATCTTTTATCAAGAAGATCACATAGTTCTTTCCCCTCTTGATTTGCAACATATCCACGACATTAGCCCGTGCTATATTCTTAAGGATATCAATAGCCTCGTCTTTGGTTATATCCGATCTTCTTTGTAAATCAGCTTGCAACTCTTTTACCCTTACCGCTATCTTACCGTTGGCTAGAAGCTCGCAAGCCCTTATATTAATAGTCTCGGGTCTCATATTCTCGCAAGAATAAGCACGCCTATACGCCTCGGAAGCATTGCCTGATTCCAAGTAATAATTACAGAACTTCTCTTGCTTGATTGTCAATTTCATGTCTTTGCCTTGAATAAAGATCAAGACCAAAGTTATGTCATCGATATTTATGGTCATAAATAAAGAAAGGGCAATTCGTGACAACAGGTAGAATGTCACGAATTACCCCTAAAAAACCACAAAATTTATTTGGTCTTACCCAGCCGAATCGATATCTCAGAGAAAATACGCTCTATATCTTGCCTAAAGTACTTATACAATTGATAAGAAAAAACTATGCCATTGATATTGTTGGAAACGACTGTCTTCTCCTTAATCCCTAGCACGTTCCCTAGTTTTTCCCTCAACCCAGCCTTCATCTTACCGCCAGCCAAGGTCATAGGGGAATAAAGATATAATATTATGAATATGAATTTTTTCCTTTGCGGTACATTCCCTTTAGGGATTGGCTTTCCTCCGAGGGCTATCTCCTTGAACCACTCATATAGGGTATCGATCATACCCAAGTCAGTTAACACAGGTTTAGCGATCTCCGATTCACGCTCAGAGAGTCTGTACTTTTGCTCACGAATGGATTTGAGCTCAAAAATATTTGAAAACATATTTTCGTAACTTTAAGTTACGCACCTGTCCCGCAAATATAGCGAATAATATACATGGTAGCCAAGCTGTATCCATAAAATATGTTATTGATCATAATTGGGAGTTGAGAAGGAAAAACGTTATATTTGTCACGATGGAGAATTAAGACATCAAAAATCCTATAAAAAAACGCCTTTTACGTGTATTTTTACGTGTAGTAATAAAAACAACCTTGACAATCAGCAGATTACCAAGGCTGTTGTGGAGATGGAGAGATTCGAACTCTCGTCCAAACGAGGAATTAATTTGCTTTCTACATGTTTATCTTCGCCTTCATTGTCGGGGAAGAGCAAGACCGAAGCCACCCACTCATCCCTTATCCTCTAAAGTTTCGCCTGAGACCCGAGGCTTATCTCAAACTATCTCCGATATTGCTGCACCACCTGATCGGAACGCTTCGGAGCCACAGCATCCGGGTGATGTCACGTCCCCGCAACTTTTGCAGGGATTAAGCTTGAATCTACTATACTTCGATTAAGCAGCGAGAGCGTAATTATTTTCGCCAGTTAATTGTTCGTTGTCTGAGATTTAAGTGCAAGCCAACCACGCACTACATGCTTACAAACCACTTCTACCCGCTGTCAAAACCGGTCATCCCCATGGTTTTATAACTGATTAAAAATCAAAAGAAAGCGAACACATTTTCCGTTATAGGTAACAAACTGGTAACAAAATCAAAGAACTTCATTCTTCAAATGATCGCTTTCTTTGGTACAAAGATAGGAATTATTCTCAATAATACAAAAGACACACATAAATCAACATATGATGCTAAGCGATTACGTAACTATAGCCTATACAATCAAACACCAAAAGAAAAACAAAGGGGGGTAAAGGACTCTCGCCGCCGTCCACAGGTACAAGGCCTCCCCCTAACAATCGAACCCCAGTTATCTACCACGCTCCATATTCTATGCATGCCGTACCCTTCTGGGGATCTATACGCATTGTGAAGAAGGTTCCATCTTCCGAAATCTCATTAAAGTAAAAACTACCATCCTCCGACATGCTCCAATGAGCCGGGGGATTCGTCTTCATCCACCAATAGAATCTCTCCGTTTCACGACCCGGTTCAAACTTAATATCTATCCGATCAATATAGTCCAAAGTGAACGACTTTTTTCCATAGGTGCGATCTATAACCTCGTACGCTGGCAATCCTACACCTACCTTGTATGAGATCTCCATACGGCTCCCATACGGCTTATTGACGATATCTGATACAAACGAGCAAACATATATTAAGCTAATAAGAGAGATAGGGGATAACAGCGCATAAGAACACCTTCTCCAACTCGCCCGCCGCCATTTCCGCTCAATCCACACGTACAAAGGCGGACAACATCCCCATGAGACCCAAGTAGCCAACCAAAGGCAAAAAGACTTAAATGTCCATCGCTCCGGCCTTGCCCAAAATAGAAGGATTATGAAAGCCAGTAACCCACCACCCCAAACTATCACACTAACTAATAAAAAAAACATCATAACGCCTCAAATTAAGAACTACTATTTTACCTTATTCATACTCCTTCTTTATAATTATCATAATCTCGTATCCAATCCAATTCTTTTGCACTCGAAGGTTCTGTATAAAATAGATCTATAACACTTACATTTCTATTTAGGGCAGCTATCCCTTATAATTAAATCACATGGTCATATAAAGTTCCATTTCTTTCCTATGGAGTTGTTGTTCGCATTGCCAACATGATACATTCCCCAACAAGTGCTATTTCCGCTAGTAAATAATGTCGAGTATTGTTCCACATCACACTATGTCCTGCAATTTCCGCCGTACGTAAGAAATTATTACGTACTCTCACGTCATTGAAATATGTTGCTGCCCCCACAGCGAATGCTGTTCCGGATGGACTGAGGTTGAACAGTACCGGGCCTGCATCAATGTCAAATCCCAACCAACACGAATAATCATGATATTCCCGTATACCAGACAATAAACCTGATTGCAAAAAATGGGATTTGAGCCTATGATATTGCTCTCTTGCAAATACTGAATCTATCTGCGTGAGGTATAGACAGTTTAATGCGGAGTACGAGCCTTTCACCGGGGCGGCTTTAAACGGTATACCATCCTCACTCAAAAATGAGACAAGTAGGCCTGTTTCTTTGTCAAGCCATTCAGATTTAGCCTTTCGTACCCATTTACGTACCGTAGAAATATATTTTCCCTTGTTTAATTTCGAGTAATTATTCAGTGCGACAATCGCAACAAGCATATCAGGGACATATATACATTCGCTTGGATATGTTGGTAAGTTTAGACTTTTACTTCGAAGAAGCCGACGATTCATAGTTCCGCAAAGATCATCAAACAAGTTATTATATTTATCATTTCCTCCGGCCATCTTATACTCGCTTATCATCCACGCAAGATGACTGATATATGAAATATGACTCCTGTCACCATCCAATGTTTCCAGAGGATCCTCGCCCCAACGCTCAGCATCATATTTTCTCAACTCAAAGGAAAGTACCATCTCAATAAGATTATCTATGTTCTCTAGATTCTCTGTTTTTGTTTCGGGATAAAGTTTCGACATATTGAATAAGGCTGCCGCCAGCATTGAACAAGAATACAACGCCCACTCACCTTGAAATTGTGTTCCAATTCCTTCTGGCATTTCACACAACAACGCACGTGGTGAAGTTACTACACGATCGATCAGGAAATCCCGACGTTGAATGAGTTCCCCCTTCTCATCCTCCCATGTACCATTATCAGTACACGACCAGTAAACCCATAATATTTTGACCAATATAAATGCAACCATCACCACTGCGATTTTAATTGATTTGTGTATCAAATCAATATTGTCTCGTATAATATCTACATATTTCTCAGGCTCAACCGTTTCACGCTTGGGTTGCAAGCACGAACAGGGCAAACTAATCTTATTTTGCCATTCATTGTCAAGATAATCCTCAAAACGGATGACGACCTTCAACAGATCATCGGATAAACGTCTCTGGCACTCTTTAATAATGTATTCAGAAATTGGATAAACACAAGCCGCTATTGCGCCAGCTATAGCACCTTGCGTATCAGCGTCACCACCGAGTGACACGGCATTTCTTATCGCATCTTCATAACTATCGGCTTCTAAAAATGCGATGATAGCCTCAGGCACGCTACCTTGGCAAGATACATCAAATTCATATCGGGGCCGAATCTCATTCAATGTACGGTTCATGTTATATTCGAACTGATTGGTAACAAAATCTCTTATGTGTACTTTTAATTCGTCTATTTCCCCAGTCCAATGTAGCGCAATGAATATACTTGCAGCTACAGCCTGCGCTCCCTTTATAGCTTCCGGATGATTGTGTGATACTGCGGCTGTTTGTTTCGCTAAGCGCAAGCATTCATCCAAAGTCTTAGCAACAAGACCTACCGCACTAACACGCATAGCGGAACCATTCCCCCATGAGTTATAGGGGGTTGGATCATTACATAACCAATTACAGAAAAGGCCACCGTAGCCAACAGCCGGATAACGGTTGCCAAATTCACACATAGTGTCTACAAGCGTGTATTCTGAGTGGGTGACATCCTCCATTAGCCATCGTGCGATAGCTAATGTCATCACCGTATCGTCTGTAAAACAGGCACCATACGGAAACAACTCGAAGTCTTTGCTCTTGACAGAACGAAACTCATACATCGAACCTATAATATCACCAGCAATCGCTCCATAGATAGTTCTGTAAGTATTTTTCATCATGGCTAACTTCTCTCTATACATAAATTCTTTAACACAAAGATTGCAAAAAAACTCGATTTATCATCGGTAACTTGTTTCATTTTCGACCTACCACCAAGGATCTTGTATGGCGAAAATCATTCCGACTCCAATTATCGAAGTCCCTCCATATCACATATATGCCTTATTCTCTCTAGGATCTATATCCATAAAGAAGTAAATTCCATCATCTAATTCTCATCGAATGGGAAATCACCATCTTCCGATATACTCCAATGAGCCGGGGGATTCGTCTTCATCCTTTGTTGGAACTCTCCGTTTCACAACCCGAATCAAACCTAATGTCAACCTCATCCGTATCCCCATTTCGGCCATGAGAATTTACAATCTTGTATGCTGCCCCTATCCCTACCTTGCTTGAAAGATCTCTTCGGTTATAGAAAGGCTTATTGACGCACTTACATACCAATGAACAGATATATACTAAGTAAATAAGAGAGATTAGAGATAACAGCGTATCAATCCCTATCCAGTCTCTATTAATAGCATTGAGATCTATTATCAGGCTATTAAGGCTATGGATGAAGCGATGCGGATCGAACGTACAGGCATCCACCAAGAAAAGAAAAGAGACTGGGGATAACAGCACAAATAGCACCCTTCTTAGACTAGCCTGCCGCCACTTCCGCTCAATCCACACGTACAATGGTGGAAAACAACACCACGAGACCAAAGAAACCAACCAAAGACAAAAAGACTTAAATGTCCATCGCTCCGGCCTTGTCTTGAATGCAAGGATCATAAAAAACGATAATTCAAAGATAATCAAACTTATACAAGCTAACACCAAAAACACCATAACGCCTCAAATTAGGAACAACTTATTTAATACCATAGTACACACTATCGAATAGAAGATCAAAAACCTCGTTTTTACCATATTCACGACCTTACTCCTTTCTTTTAATTAGTGTTATCTCGTATTCAGACCGTTTCTTTTGCCCTCTAAGGCACGATATAGGACAGATCTATAATACCCTTTATCAGTTGTCACCCCTTATTCACAAGGAATAGGCTTATGTTTCATATCCTCATCGCCAAGCACCACAATAGAAAACGGGGCTGGTGTCCCCGCCGCCGTCTTCCGCACTCACTCGCAGCCTCCTCCTTTGGTGCCGCCCCGATCCACGCCAAATAAAGCCATTCGTACCCCAAATACCCCCTAAAGATCATCCTTGAATATAGTAGGATTCAACTCAACCGGGGATCTCCACTCTATTCGATAGTCCTCCCATAAAAAACATTTCATCACTTGCCAATACTCGAAACATGAGACCGGGGTACGAAACCAGCTACCAGAATCAAATCTTTTATCAGAGAAGTAAGATCGTAGCTTTTCCTCCAACTCCTTCTCTATAGACAAATAGGCCTCAGATTCCTCAACCGGATCATGTATTAAACCCGTGATCCGAGGTTTACAATCCCAGCTACAAGAAGCACGATCAAAGCATTTACTTGTTTTCATACCAAACTAATATCCGTTATCAACTCTTTTTCTTCACCTGTTTTTATTACCACAAAATAAGTACAAATCCTCCGATTTACCTCGGCCTTATGTTACCACTCCCAATCCAATAATATAAGGCCATATACTAAAATCATGATATCTCCAACTCCCTTCAAAACAAATTACCTGTTGCCACACTCTCTGAGACCTTATTCAAATTGCAGATTTCAATAAGCGTGGCACCGTTCCGTTTTAGACTATAAAAATCATTTTCACTTAACAATATATAAAGCCACTGTCGGTTCATTCTATATTGGGCTCTCAGTTGATTAATCTTATTACACCATTCAAGAGTTGCCAATTGTTTTTGTCGGACATTTTTGTCGAAAATCTTGTCTTGCCCTTTCGTTTCTATAATATAGATGTGTTGTGATGTACATACCATAAAGTCCGGATGATAGGTGGCCAATAGACCGTCCTGCCGGATATAATGGATTGATGCGAAGCTATGTTGATTCTCATTTATTTTGATAAAGCAGTTCACTTCCGAGTCGGCATCCAAAAATTCAAGGAAAGCTTTCTCGAAACCTCCTTTATTGGAAGGGTAGCCCACTTTTTCATAGATAATCTTTTCCAAATCAAGTGAAAAACTTTCTCGTATACGTAGTGTAGGTATGGAAGAAAAATAAATCTTCTCAACTATTGCATCTGTTATATCTATCTGTTCTTGCATATAATAGATCGCCTTACTGATCTCTCTTACAATATGCTGGGTCGCGACTCCCTCATTGTGTAGTAAAATCTTCCAATTATAATTCTCGAACGGATTGAATGAACGTGAAAATAACTTGGTTCGGATATATCGGTCGATGACCCGTATGATTTCTTGCTGATTAATTTGCAATGTAGGTAGTTCCTTAGGCTTGCTCCTTCCTACCTTGTCGAAGCGTGTTGTGACGATGCGTAATACCTTTTGCAAGTATTCATTGTAACTTTGTGCATTGCATAAGTCTGCGTTTACCTCATATTTGCCGAATTGAGTACCGACTAAGACGTCATGCGAGATAAAGGATTCACCGGGTTTCGCCAAAATTTCTTTTAGTTGTTCATACGAAAAGTCTGTAAAAGGTGCGAGTCTGTTTATATCTATTTCTGAAGGATGTATCTCCTCCTCTTGCTCTTTGATAATAAGAGGCCAGAATAAATCATAGTCTTGATAATTGTCTTTTAACCCTACCTTTATAATATCACCGGTTACATTGGAGCCATCCGGCAAATCACCTTCGTCTATACCGGCAAGCTCTTCGTTCATCAAATCATTGTAGAAATCAAGAAAGGCCGGATGTTCAATGATGGAAAGCATATCGATATAAGATTTAGGTGCTTTCTTTTTAACCAATACTTGCAATCGGTTTTCCCTTTTTTCTTCTGAATATTCAGGCTCTCTCCACATCAAACGAAGACCACGCCCTACGGTTTGTTCCAACAAAATAGCGGATTGCGTAGATCGTAACGGTACGATGACACATATATTGTTGACATCGAAACCTTCCCGAAGCATCAACACGGAAACGATGACTTTGGGTGATTCATATTTATCGATATTGAACAATCGTTCTTTGACTTGCATCCAATCTTTTTCTTTTACTTCGCCTTTAGCGTTGCTGTCAATACGGAGAACATCCTTTTCGGCTAATCCCTCTTCTTTTAGGAATGATTCGACAAACGGGGTGACATTGGTATCCTCACAAATCACCATCATCTTCGGTCGTTTCTTAGAATCCAGCTTGATAAAACCTTCTTCAAGGATTTGTAATTTTCGTAATCCGGCACGAAGCATTAAACGTTGTCCGTCGCTCAATCCAATCACTTTTTTTCGTTCATCACGTAAAGCGTTATAATCCAGATTGGCAAGATCTGTCAATTCTTGTCGGCGATCCAACAACAAGGTCTTAACCAATCCGCTTTTCATCGCTTGGCTTAAATCAAAGTCGGATATAATATGCGGGAAATAACATTTCATCTTTTTCTTCCCGGAACCGACCGTATCGTAGGGTGTAGCTGAGAAGTCGATTTGGATGAAGTGACCTCCTTTGTTGTGGGCAATCTTATTCAATCCTTTTTGCCATTCAACCTCTTCTATTTCTCCTTGCTTTTTATTCTCATGGATATGATGGGCTTCGTCATTGATTACCATTAAGTCCGATAGTTCGGATAGATAGCCCAATTCGCTTCCTCGTAGATATTTCCTATCCAGTGCCTCTAAGACATTACCACCACTCAGCCCTGGCGTAATAGGCAATAAATCTCTTATAATAGATGGAGCGGAATCTGAGTCCATATTCTCTTTCTCTTCATCAGACAAGAACAGATGCCAGTTGGTTAAGGCGATCAGTCCGTTTCCGGTTATTTTTCGTCCGATTCCCTCTTCTTTGGTGACAACATTGTTTTGTATAAAAGAGAATACTTCGTCCCGATAAGCCAGAGGTATAAAAAGGTCTTTATGCAAATAAAGGTCATTCGTGAAAGGATCTCTTTCCGTGCAGTTCTCTTTCAGGCGTCCACAATAGGCATCCTTTAGCCGATCATAAACAATCAGGCCAGGAGCTACGATCAGGAAGTTTTGGGTGTAGCGTCCGCTTCGTTCTTCTTGTTCTTCATGTCGTCCGTTAAGGAGTTGCCATAAAAGTAAAGCGTGCATGACCCATGTCTTACCTGTTCCGGTTGCCATCTTTACGGCATATTTGGGAATACGATATTTTTCTTTAGCCAAATCACTTAGATTACATTCGGCTAATAGATCCGGCGCAACTTGCCGGTATATTTCTTCTACGGTTGTCACTTGTAAAACTTCATGCAGATAAATGATGTTTAGAATACTTTGTTTTTGTCCTTCATGAAAGTTCTTGGAGCGTTCTTCCGTATAAGGCCCCATGAACCAAAACTTCAGCAAATCTTGTGTTACCGGGGTAACGGCATCTAATAAACTGCCGTTTTCAAAGGCTGTTTTGACTTGTTCCGTTAACCGGCTTGCCAATTCCAAGGATATATCGTTTCTCATGTTGTGTGTCATTTTTAAGAATGAATAGTCTCTGTTACCATGCTCTCAAAGCCGAATACATCGACCGCTTTCACGCAAACCGTCCGTTCTGCTTTTCGAGGAGTGATTAATGTAGCTGTATAGATACAATGAAGTGGATCGCTATCATTGTCCGTGTTTTCCCGATAGTCTTGCCATTGGCTGCGGAATGTGATGCCGTCGTAATCCGGATCGATGCTCCAATACTCGATCAAAGCCAGCGGATCTTTCTCCAATACCTGTTGCAATTTGGCTTTATCTTTATCATCCAACGGGATATTGTCGGGTGAAAGAAGCACATAATTATCCAATTCGATTGTTAGTTTGTCCTGTTCACCGTAATGCGGTTCTGTCTGAATAGGTTTTACCAATAGATATTGATAACTGCTGAAACGGACAGAGCCTTCCCTTATCAGTTTGTCATATCCTTTCTTGGAGAGTTTGTCCAACAGGTCTGGTGGAATCACCAAGACCTCAACATCCTCCTTGTATTGTTGGATAGCCGCAGAAATGTCAAAAGCAAAGTTCCAAGCTAATACGACCGCCTTGTTCCATCCACCTCCCAACAGGTTCTTTTTGGCTTCGTATGCTCGGCGGATTGTGGCGGCTCCGGTTACTTTATTAGGACTATCTACCAGTACCAAAGTCCGTCCGTTCTTGATATATCCCCAGTTCCGATCATTCAGCTGTTCTTGGGTGAAAGGGATGGCACCATACAGTTGCATGATGATCTGGCTCAAATCTCCAATACGTTTGTATTGTTTATTGTTTTGGAAAGCCTCTTTTTGATAATCGCCGATAGCTTGATAAAGGAATGGTTTTACCTCTTGGTCGATAAAGCGTTTACGCATCACCAAGGTTGCCGGTTTGCCAATATCCGTAGTAATCCAACGACGGCCTAAACGTTCGGCAACGGCAGCGGTTGTTCCACTTCCACCGAAGAAGTCGCAAACGAGATCACCTTCGTTGCTGCTGGCTTTGATGATACGTTCGAGGAGTTTAGCTGGTTTTTGAGTTGCATATCCTATATTTTCTGCCGATTGTAAAGATTTTAAATCAATCCATACATCTTTACATCTAACACCACTGGGATTTATGTATTGCTTTATTCTTGGTACTTTATCTTTTTCAACTCGTAATAAACCGTTTGATAACCATTTTAAAGCTGTTTCTTTAGGCATACAATATCCTCTACTTGGCATTTTTTCTCCAAATCCTAAATCATAAATGTATCCTCCTCCGCCAGGATTAGAGCAATCTCTCCATTGATAACGACCATTTTCATCTTGATATTTGTAAGGAGCTAATCCTCCTTCATCATAAGGTTGATAAACATCATTCCAGATTTTTTCAAAACCTTTACTGTAAAAATATAATGAATCATGAGATTTAATATATTTTTTATTTTTTGCGGATGTATCACCTGCTGTTGCTTGCCAAATCAATTCATTGATGAAATTTTCCTTTCCAAAAATATCATCCATTAAAACTTTCACATACGCTCCCACATGCCAATCAATATGTACATAAATACTTCCCTTATCCGAAAGTAACTCCCGCATCAATACTAATCTTGGATAAAGCATCTTCAAATAAGAAACCGTTCCATCCTGCCATGTATCCGAATAAGCAAATTGTTCAATTACCGTAGGCTTTTGCTCAATATCAACACCCGGCAAATTAATCTTTGTCCGATAATCCGCTTTGCTATCAAAAGGAGGATCAATGTAAATCAAATCCACCTTTCCCCGAAGCGAAGGTAATCCGGTCGTTTCATCTCCAGCTAACAGAGCTTGCATCACCAATAAGTTATCTCCATAGATGAGGCGATTTATCCATTCTTTGTTTATCACTTGTTCGTTTTTTCCTTTCCATAATCCGGAAGTGTCTTTGGCGGGAAGAACCAATTCATTTGTTTGTAATCCGATATGGGTGTTGCTACTCAAACGTTCTAAGATACGTTGCGCTTCTTGTCTTCCTTCTTTTACGATTTTAGGAAGTTCTTCTATAAGAGATGTTGTTGGCATAAGTCTGTTTTTTAGTGTTATTATGATTCAAATTCTTCGTCACTTGTTTTTACTTTACCTGTGTACTCAACATAAACAAATTTCCCTTCTATTGAAATCTTTTTTATTAACTCAAAAGAACGTTTCAAATAGTAGTAATCTGGATTGAAAGTATATTCATTAAATTGTTCATTATATGTATATTTATCTGTTCCAAATTTGAATTCTGCGCAATCGCTTGATCCAGACATATAAACTCTGTTTTCATATTTACATAATTCTTTTATGAAAGGAATTAATTCATCTTTAACTATATAGTAGAAAGAATTATCATCTATCTTTTTTTCGTGCACTACATTTTCTGCACTCCAAAATTTCTTCCCTAAATAGATGCGTTTTATATTCTCTGAAGTATAATATAATTTTCTCTTACTAATATCTGTATATTTTTCATCCATATTAGGATGGAGTTTGGGAATACCTAAAAAAGGATAGGAAGTTACAATCAATCTCCATTCATTTTCATAATTCCATACCTTATTCTTTTGTGTCGCATTATGTAAATTAATTTCGTGTATGTCAGGATGTTTACTGCAACTAATTCCAGTCGGATGTTCTTTGTAGCATATAGATTTAAAGAAGATATTTTTTAACACTGGTATATTTAATGGATGATTTGCAATATCTCTTAATAAAAGAGATGTATTAAATTCTATTACGTATCCAGTTTCATTTGTATAATGCGACCACATTAGTTCGTTAAATCTATCAGTTGTTAAAGAAACAATACCACCAAAGCAAAAATAGCTATCACAAATAGCCTTTTGTAATAACTCACGATTTTTATCTATTTCTGGATATAGTTGATTAAAGTACTTCCCTTCCACAATTAAAGGTGCTTGCTCTATGGTTTGTCGTTTAATTTCATAGTATAATTCATCAGAAACATTCCTCATATCTATAGAATATGATTTTCCATCCATTAAATCATTTAAATGGAATGGATGACTTGCGAATAGATAATGTTCAATGAAGGCTTCTTTACTATATTGAGTGCAAGGATTATATTTTAAAATAGTTTGAGGGTGGTTTGACTCAATGAATATTTTCATATGTAATTTATTTGTTTCCCTGTCCCCCTCCGGAATGATTAACAAACAAAAAGCGTGGGAACCGTACCTTGCTGCCCGTTCCACGCTCTAAAGGCTCTCGCATTGCCCTGTCAGTCGAAACGAGCAACGCCGAAAGCCCCACGCCGATGTGAATATATACGATACACCCATTTCCCTTGCGGATACACCAATGGCTATACAAGGTACAATGAGGGCTATATATAATACACCCTGAGGACATCCACCGTTGCTTTGTTTTTGACTGACATTTCTGAATTTGCGAGATTCTTAGAACGTCAAAACCAAAGCGTAAAGTAAACGCCTTTTCTAATTTATGTCAGTTCCCGCACCACCCTAATCGGCGTGGTGCTATTGAGAACTATACAAAAATACAATTTAATTGAACAAATAGGTAACGTTTTCGGAAAAAGTTTTAATATTGTTTATACCTCCAATGACAATTTTATCACAGCCATTCACGGCGCATTTTAGAAAAAGACAAAACTCAGAAACAGAATTATATAACCTAAAACGGACTTAAAACATCAACAGATACTATCAATAGTTATCTACCTAAGAGTATTAGATAGGTACTTTATTGATAGTGATCGTATTAAAAATGAGAGAGGCGAAAGATACCACCTCCTCGGAAATATCCCCCACCTCTCTAAATTTATTTGATATACCCCCCAATAAAGGGTTATTTTCTAAATAATACATTGAGTTATTTACAGAGCAACCGTTCAATCTTATCCTTAAGCGGAAATAGATCTGTTTGAATGGTTCCCCACACAATCTCATCCCGAATCTGATAATACCCATGCACCAACACATGGCGCATGCCTATGACCTCATTCCATGCGATCTCTTGATGTTCCTCCCGAAATTCCTTTGTAATCAAATAAGCAGCCTCCCCTACAATCTCCAAATTCTTGATGACAGCAAAACGCAATATCTTGTTTCTGGAATACTCCTCAAAAGTCACATCTGTCGTGAACTCAATGACATTATTTATCGCCTCCAGCATATGCCGTAGACGTGTATCGTCTTTAGGCTTCTCTCTCATATACCAATATTTTATCCCGATCTACAGAAGAAACGGCGAAATCCTTCAATTGTCCTTCCTCCACCAAATCAACCTTACGATGCAACAATTGGCTTAGAGCTTCCACCATACCCGCATACTTGAATAATGTAATACGAGCTTGGGAGTCAAAACGAACCAGAATATCAATATCGCTATCCTTCGTCTCCTCTCCACGTGAACAGGAACCAAACACCCATGCTTTCTCTATTGGTTGCAAAGAGAAAAAGCCTCTTAGCTTATTAATTATCTGTTGTTTCATCTTTTAGTGATTACCTCACGCAAATATAACGAACATTTTCTAAATTCCGTTTTATCGTGATTCTTTTTTGGAAAATCATTTACAGAACAATATCCTCTAAAAACAAAAGAAGCGAGAGATACCACCTCCTCGGAAATATCCCCCACCTCTCTAAATTTATTTGACAGATCCCCGACAAGGGTATTATTTCCTACATTTTATTAGGAAAAACCTAAGCCTAGATACGTTGTAAGCCTCAAATATGGGCAAAACAATGATATTTAATCAAATCTCTTTAACTTCAAAAATGACCTGAATTTCACATCAAATTCTTCTATCTCTGGGCCAACGTCTTTTCCTTGAGAAGAGAAACAACACTTCTTGATCTTTTCTATAATAGACTTGCAGGCTCTTTGCGCCAATTCTCCATCACGTACACGAGCCTTAAACCCAGACCTCAACGGATCAAATCCATTACGATTAACATAATCACATAAGGCACAATCTTTCAAAATCTTTATCCCATTTATCTTATCAAGCGGTAAAGACTCTTTACTCACCTTGACTTTGGAATAACAAGATAAGAACCGATCCAGCAAATCATTCCAAAAGCTAGGATCATATAACATTGACGCAGTAACCGATCCCCCAAAGCACCTCCTAACTTTCTTTATCCGAAACTCGCATCGAGCTATATTCTTATTATTACTCCCCTGTTCCTTTCCTTTATCGTAAAACAAAAGTTCTTTCTCTGCTGTTTGAAACGTAATTCCTGTAGAATATGAATGACACCTAAAATAAGGTAAATCTAACATCCGATTGAAATATTCTATTGGAGACCGCTGTAACTCCAAATCCATTGCTAAATCCAGTCTAGTCACAATGACCTTATCCATAGGGATGTTTAAATCCTCTCCTATCCTCTCAATGGCTTTCCGTACGTCCTCTAAAGGGAAATCGTGCATGTTGATACCGTAGTAATATTTACATAAGCTACAAGCATTGATTTTTAGAATATGAGTATTTACATACACATTATACCCCTTATATTTCCCACGTACATAAGGGAGGCCATCATTACCAATACAATCACTTCTATTCATCAAATATGGCGACACTTCCGCTAACAAATCTATTTCTGGAACATCTTTCTGATTAAGAACAAAGTCAACCGTATCATATAACATATGACCATGTACCATATCATGCAACATACTACTATATTCAGTACATGAATCATGTCCTTTCTCACACCTTGATAGATTGACATAGATTTTAGAAGCTATCTCATCTTTCATACTCTCCCCCTTCCTTTTTTATTCATTACAACATGATTTATGGCGGCTTGCTCTATCTCTTCTACCGAATCAACACGATTTCGTTTAAGCCACTCCTCAATCTCCGAGCGATCAAAATAGACTTGCTTTCCAGATGGTTTGTAATGAGGTATCTGATGACTATATGTAAGCTTGTATATATGACTCTTACTTAAGCCAGTAAGAGTTGCTACATCATCAACAGTTAGTACTGTCTTTGTCGCAAGTAGAGTATTACACTCTATTCTTTTTAAGATATTTTTAATCGACTCCATTTTTTTTATTTTTAATTATCATATCTTAATGCTGAATGTAGGTAGATTCAGCATATTCACATATTGTCAATATGTACCTACTCAGTATTGACACAACAAAGATCATATTAAAAAACAAATAAAAAGGGTGATAATAAAAAGTATCACCCAAAATCATCTACTATCACCTAAAGAATGTCACTTCTCTTTTAACCAAGATGCAAATTTTTTTTCTATATCTTCAATATCATCTTCCTTACTGACAGCAGTAGTTAAGCTTCTATATTTCAAAAATTCATCACCATATAAAAATATTTCACTTGCCTTTTTCCACCTATTTCGCTCTGACTTCCAAAACACATCTATAAGAACATGTAATTCCTTCAATGAAGCTAACCATTCAATATAAAAGCGCTCAGGCACATTATCGACATTCCCAAATAAATAAAGAAACGTATCTAAACTTGTATTACTATTAATATAATTTTCCTCTTTCAAATGAAGCCAGATAGCTTTTAATTTATCATCGTCATATTTTTTCGTAAACCGACTTTTGCAATTTTCCAAATATCTATCAATCTTCCCCGAAATTAAATCATTAAAATACCGCATGCTTTCTACTATATCTAAATCTAATTTTTTATCGGTTGAATCATCCCATCTGGCAGCCCCCGTTGTAGCATATCTTTCTTCTCTTTCTTTTATATAATCAATATCAAATGCTATTTTTAATCGTGTGCTTGTTACTTCCATCACTTCCACGATTGCTTTCTTCAATAATAGAGCTCTTTTATATAACAAAGTATTAGTATTCATTCCTCGAACCTTTCTACAAGAGCTATCATATTGATATAACAAATCATCAAGAATAAGAGAAATGTATATCCATCTATCTTTTGGTGTCATACCAGATAACAAGATAATAGTTTCTAATTTTCGACCTTCACTATAAATACTTCTCTCTAATTTATTTAGTGTTATTAACTCATTAATAGGATCACCAGATAATGAGTTATTCATGCTTATAATATTTTCAAATGGTCTTTCTTGTATACCCATATCGTATGATTAGTTTAAGATACTTATTATTCTATTTACTAAGGATCAATCAAATACGCCGTCTTGCTTATGAACAGCAGCCTTTTTATTTGCGTCAATAACTTTTGCATAAATTTGAGTTGTACTAATCTTAGTATGTCCTAATAGCTTACTAACTGTCTCTATCGGTACACCCAAACTAAGATTCAACGTTGCTGCAGTATGCCGAGCTACGTGGAAAGTGACATTCTTTGTTATACCAGCCAAGGTACACCAATGTTTTAGTTTCCGGTTTGAATTATCATTTTTAGGCAATTTAAAGATTTTCTCATCACCAGAGCCAATTCTTTCCGGTAGCCATTTCAAAGCTTCTTTACTTATAGGAAAGTCCTCACAACGTTTCGTCTTAGTCACACGAATCCGAAGGATAATGGCACCTTCATTATCTTCATACAAATCATTCCAGACCAACTTCTTCACATCACTGTAACGAAGCCCAACTAAACAGCAAAAGATAAAAGCGCATTTCAACATATCATCTTCACATGGTGTATTCATCAACCTCTTTATTTCCTCAATTGTTAAAAATTCCCTTTGCCCATCCTCCGACTTAGGTTTATCCGTGTTATCTATCTTATCAAGAGGATTAATCGCCATTATATCAGCTTGCATCGCTTTACGAATTACCCAAGCAAATTTTTTGTATAGATTATGTTGAGTATTCTGTGAAAGAACTTCATATTTTGATTTCTTTTCACTATTCTCATAGTTAAAATTCATTGCAGTACGAAGATAAGCAATGAACCCTTTAACAAACTCTGTATTTACCTTTGTAAAGGTAATTTTATCACCAGCATAAGCCTCTAAATGCTTAGCAAGTGAATGAAGCGTATAATAATAACTTCGCTTGTTACCCGATTTTGCTAGTTGTTCATCTGCCAAGTGTAAGACAAATTGAATAAGATTCATCTTTGATCTGGTAGTATTTGTTTTAAAGCCATGTTCGTTATTTTGCAACTCTACGATCCGTTTAGCCTTGATCGCATTAGCTAACTCTAACGTTTTACGGTTCGCTTCCTTATCTGCTTTTGATTTTTCCGGAATAAGATAGAGTTTGAGAAACTCGTACACACGATCACCGTCTTTGTATAGATCCAGGTAGATCGATTCATTCCCGTTAGCCAGTTTCTTTGTACGAATACGTACCGGCTCTTTAACTTTGACTTGCTTTGCCATATCGTTACTTTATTTGTTACCCACCGTAAAGATAAGTAACATTTCCGTTCACGGGTAACAAACGAGTAACAAAAGTAACAAAAAAAAGAGCTAAACAAAGGAAAACACGTTGTTCCTATTTAGCTCTTATATTACTTATAAAACACTAATATTTAGTATTTTATTTAACTTTTGCTTTACTCTTATTTTCTTTGATTTTTCGGATAGGTCTTTCAAAACCGGTCATCCCCATGGTTTTGTAATATTTCTTTTGGCAAAGATACATATAATTTCGAATTTAGCAAAGCCCCATAACTGATTCCTTACGATTAGGATTATTTTAATGTAAACGAAGCTATTTTCACCTCTTTACTATTTCCACCGATCATTACCTGAAACTCACCCGGCTCAGCGACATAATCTAAGGTTGAATCGTAGAATTTCAACATATCCACATCAATATCAAAGGTTACTTTCTTGCTTTCTCCCGCTTTTAACGCAACTCGCTTGAATCCTTTCAATTCTTGGACCGGAGGGGTTATGCTGCGTACGATATCACGTAAATAAAGCTGTACGATTTCCTCTCCATCCTGAGCCCCGGTATTGGTAACAATCACGGATGCTTGAATTTTTCCATTTGCATCCATAGAATTCGTATTCAAAGATACATCGCCATACGTATAAGTCGTATAACTCAAACCGTAACCAAATGGATAAAGAGGCTCATTCAACACATCTATATAATTGGAGACATAACGAGTGTACCAAGCATCGGGAGACATAGGACGTCCTGTCATCTTATGATTGTAATAGATCGGACATTGGCCTGTTACACGAGGAAAAGACATGGTTAACTTCCCCGTCGGAGAAACCTTTCCGGTCAAGACATCGGCAATAGCCGCTCCTGCTTCCGTACCACCGAACCATACGTTCAAGATCGCATTCACCTGCTTTTCCTCGGATTGTAATGCCAAAGGTCTTCCGGTAAAAAGTACCATTACGATCGGCTTTCCTGTCTTTTGGATAGCATCCAGTAATTTTTTCTGCGTTTGCGGCATTTCAAGGATGGCTCTACTAGCGCCTTCTCCACTCATATCTATCGATTCACCCAAAGCAGCGATAATCACATCAGCGCCTTCCGCCACTTTTAGGGCCTCGGCGATTAATTGTTCATCGCTTCTATCATCCCGGGTTGAACGATTTTGATCCGTAAAGTTTGCTTCATAGACGGAATCATCGACTAGATTGCTGCCTTTTGCAAAAACAACCTCTACTCCATTTCCCAAAGATTCCTGTAAATCCTCTACCAATCCATGATAAGATTTAGTCTGCTCATCATATTTCCACGATCCAGCCATATTCGCCTTGCTATCCGCTAAAGGACCGACCACAGCGACCTTACGACATCCTTTAAGTGGAAGCAGATTATTATCATTTTTAAGTAACACGAAAGACTCCGCCGCAATACGACGGGCCGCAGATACGTTATTTACCGACAAGAACTCTTTGGCGGCTCTTTTCGGATTACAATATTTATATGGATCATGGAACAATCCCAATTGGTATTTTGAGATTAGTATTCTCCGGCAAGCAGAGTCAATCTCAGCCTCTGTTATTTTCCCTTCTTCCAATGATTTCTTTAATACGGCATGATAACAGTCCGCTATCATATCCATATCGACACCCGCCTTTAGCGCCTTGACTCCGACTTCCTGACTATTACCTATTCCATGGTTTACCATCTCCGCTATTGCCGTAAAATCAGACACGACAAAGCCGTTAAATCCCCATTGTTTACGCAACACGTCATTAAGAAGCCAAGTATTTCCGGTTGCGGGGATACTTTCAAATTCGTTGAATGAAGTCATGATACTTCCTACTCCTGCTTCTACAGCAGCCTGATAAGGACGCATGTAATAATTCATGGCAGTCACACGGCTCATATCTACCGTATTATAATCCCGACCAGCCTCGGCCGCTCCATAAAGCGCATAATGCTTTACACATGCCATAAGAGTCGTATCAGCCGATAAATCATTGCCTTGATAACCACGCACCCATGCTTGAGCCATTATACCTCCAAGAAACGGATCCTCGCCCGCTCCTTCCTTTACCCGTCCCCACCGGGCATCATGAGATATATCGACCATCGGGCTATATGTCCAACAGATACCATCAGCACCAACTTCCTTTGCGGAAATTCGAGCGACCTCTTCTATATTCTCCGGTTTCCAACTACACGAAAGACCTAGAGGAATGGGAAAAACAGTTTTATAACCATTACAAATATCAGCGCCAACAATTATAGGAATCCCCAACCGACTTTCTTTAACCGCGACTTCTTGTAACTGCCGGATCGCATCGACACCGAATATATTAAATATACCACCAACCTCTCCTCGTACAATACGACTGGCTATCTCACTCTTTTTAGGATTTGGCATTACGTTTCCATAACTAGGAAGATTCAATTGGCCAATTTTCTCATCAACGGTCATTCGACTCATCAGACCATTTATAAATTCATCCGCACTTTTCTGTTCAATCTCAGCTCTTGTGATTCTCTCACTTTTTTCTCTCGCTATCGAACAAACAGGCACTATACATGCCATTGAAATAAATAAAACTGAACTTTTAAGGAATTTCATAACTTAGCTTTTTTACTTCAAAAAAAGCCCGAATAACAGAAAACAGCAATAAACTCACTACTTCAAAGATACGATATGCTATAGAACACGCTTTCCCGGACTACGCTTTTACTACGTTTACCATCAATAATAAACTAGTAATAAATAAATTGCGCAATCGATTTAAGAATCTACTCCGCAAGTCTCCAGAAAAGATATCTGGAGTTCTATTCGATCAGACCGATCTCACGAAACCAATCTTCAGCCCGATCCGGCCATTCATTTACAGACGCTCCCGTATCTCGTAACCCATATCCATGGCCACCTTGACTATATAAATGCATCCATGCCGGAACACCAGCTTCCTTTAAGGCATAATAATAGAAAATACTACTGTTGATATAAGATTTATCATCTTCCGCTTGAATTAACATGGTTGGAGGTGTGGCAGATGAAACCTTTAACTCTGGTGCCAATTGGAAGTTCTCTCCATCTAAATAAGCAGGATAAACCAATAAACAATAATCCGGACGACAACTTACTTTATCCGTAGCATCAATAGCCGGATAAGTACGTTTCAAAAAATTATTGCTAACCATGGCAGCCAAATGGCCACCAGCCGAGAATCCCATCACACCGATCCGCTTTGGATCTATATTCAAGTTCTCAGCGTTCGCTCGAACATAACCAATCGCACGCTGTACATCTTGCAAAGGAGCTTCGTGTTTTTCCAGTCCTTCTCGTCTTGGAACCCGGTATTTAAGTAAGACCGCAGTTATTCCAAGATTATTAAGCCATTCACAGACTTCATCACCTTCCAAATCATAAGCTAAAATATTGTAACCACCACCGGGACAGACAATCATAGCGGCACCCGAGGCCACTTCATCCGGAGCATGATATATAGTAATCGTTGGCTCACTTACATTCGTAATACGCAAAACACTCTCACCACCGGTTTTTCCACCGTCCGTATCAGCTTTCTCTATTAATTTAATAGTTTCTCCCGGCGCCCCTTTTGGGAATAATAAAATCGGATTTTCTTGTGCCATAGACGTATTGATTAAACAAACCCCAATCAATAAAGGGAATATCCACTTCTTAACCATACAACACATTATTAAGTTATAGGGAGCGAATATATACATCTTATTTTATTTATCCAATCAGAATCGAATAAATAAAAACAGAAAAAGGAGTCACCCCTTACGGACTGACTCCTCTCCATCGGCTTTCGCCTTTCTCA